GACAGGCGCGACTGGCCCACAGGGGCAGGCTGGACCAACAGGGCCACAAGGAACGCAAGGTATTCAAGGACTTACTGGTGTAACAGGAGCAACTGGTCCAACAGGCACTGGTCGCTTTACTGTTGCAGCAGATACGCCTCCAGCAAGCCCATCAATTGGTGATGCGTGGTTCAACTCAACCACAGGTCAAATATATGTTTACTACGACGGCTTTTGGGTAGAGTCTGCCTCATCTAACATTGGTAATACTGGACCTACAGGAGCAACGGGACCATCTGGCGGACCTACCGGTCCAACTGGCCCAACTGGCGCGGTGTCGACTGTTGCAGGTCCGACAGGCGCAACTGGACCTACAGGAGCAACTGGCTCGCAAGGAATCCCAGGATATGCTGCATCAACTGGAGCAACTGGACCAACAGGTCCTCTTGGTAAGTTCACAACCTCAGCAGATGTTCCGCCATTAAACCCAAACGTTGGTGATGCGTGGTTCAACAGCGCTAGCGGACAGATCTATGTTTACTATGATGGATTCTGGGTCGAGTCTGCATCAAGTAACGTAGGACCAACTGGTAGCACTGGCCCAACTGGACCATCTGGCGGACCAACAGGTCCTCAAGGAACTACTGGGCCACAAGGTAACTTAGGACCTACAGGTCCAACCGGCGCACAAGGAACTACTGGGCCAACCGGCGCGCAAGGTATCCCTGGTTCAGCGTCTGCGACAGGTGCAACTGGTCCTACCGGAGCAGTTGGCAAGTTTACGACGTCTGCAGATACTCCACCTGCGTCTCCAGCTACTGGCGATGCGTGGTTTAATTCTTCAACAGGGCAGATCTATATTTACTATGATTCATATTGGGTTGAGTCCGCTTCATCTAACGTTGGTCCTACGGGTCCAACTGGCTCTGCAGGTACAGCCTTTGCTGGCTATGACAATGAGATTCACGTTAGCGGAGTAGACGGAAACGACACTACTGGTAATGGTGACATACTAAACCCAGTAGCCTCTATTACTAAAGCGTTGACTTTAGTAAATTCACAAAGAAGAAAAGTAATTGTCCACTCTGGTGGTTATACTGAAAGCCCAACAATACCTTTATCTTATGTAACATTAACTTCCGAAGCACAAAAGGGTGACGATGTTATAATTACTGGAACTGTAACCGCAGCCTTTGGTTGCACTATTTCAGGGTTAAAGATGACAAACCTAAACATTACCGCACCTGCTGCTACAGGAAGTGTGAATGTACTTGGCTGCGATATTACTGGCACACTTACAAAGAGCGGTGCTGGAGATTACACCCTTATTCGTTTCTGCGACATCGGTACTACAAACATCACTGGTGGCGGAGGCTTAGTTGCCCTCTTTGGTGGTAACCCTAACTTAATTACAATTAACAACGCTGATGCAAGAGTAATCGTTAAAAACGCTGTTACTGTTAGACCAATTTTAACTGCTGGAAACGCCAACTTTGTAGACTCTATAGTTCTTGCTGCTACATCTACAGGAAACGCTCTTACCTCTGCTGCTGGAACTATCGTTACCTTGGCAAACAGCCAGTTCATCGTCCCAGCATTTAACAACGTTGCCAGAGTTGCATTAAGTGGTTTCTACTCAATTTTTAACTGCGTATACGATAAGCCAAACTCAACTCTAATAGCCTTGTCTGGAACTGGTGGCTCTACAGAGTCTATTGACTACTTCCAACTTATCAACGCAGATAGACTTCTTATGCAGAACGGCTCTGCTCCTTCAGTAAGCCTTTCCGGTGGCGGTATCCTTTACGTAGAAGCTGGAGCCTTAAAATACCGAGGCTCATCAGGAACAGTTACAACTATAGGTCCTGCTTAGCACTTCTGTCTGTCTCCTCTTCTTGGTAAGAAAGATCTTAAACTTCCGTGTGGGAAACCATCTATAACACCTAAAACCCTGCTATAATCATACATCGTTCAACTTAAGGGTGTACACTAGTTTTACGGGTAAAGTTTTGTACATTCATGCGGAATATGATGAATATGAGGAATTTATGACAGCAGGTAAGGCACTACTTTACGCACGCGTCTCAACCCAAATGCAGGTCAACGATGGCATCTCTTTGGACATTCAAGAGAAGGAACTACGTGCCGCGGCGACGCTTGCAGGGTACACAGATATGGAACTTGTCAGGGAGGAAGGTCGCTCTGGTAAGTCAATTAAGGGTCGTCCAGCTCTGCGCAACTCGCTAGAACGTCTTGAGACTGGCGAGGCTTCAGCCTTGTTTGTTACTCGAGTAGATCGTCTTGCTCGCTCGACAAGAGACTTTCTTACAATCATTGACAGAGCTAACAACAAGGGTTGGCGTCTTGTCTTGTTAGATCTTAACTTAGATACATCTTCCTACCAAGGACGCTTCGTTGTGACAATCATGTCTGCGCTCGCGGAGATGGAAAGGTCTATCATCTCAGAGCGTCAGAAGTCGGTTCACAAGTATCGTAGGGACACTGGCAAAGTTTGGGGTGTAGACCTAGGACCTAAGACCAAAGTGTCTCTAGAGACGCTTGAGCGTATTAGAACGGAGCGTGAGAAGGGTTTGTCCTATCATGCAATTGCACGGGGGTTAAACGCGGATAATGTGCCAACTGCACTAGGTGGAGAGTGGCATGGATCTACTATCCGTAAGACAATAGGATTCCTAAAGGAAAAGGAAGAAGGCCAGTAAGCTTCTATACCTAATGGCTTGTAAGCTTCTGGCCTTCTGGGATGAACGCCTCTCTCCCAAGGGCGCTCTTAATCCGTAGTTGTAATATACTACAACTTTAGATATTTTGTACTGTTTTTAACAAGTTTTTTAATTATTCTTTTACAGGGGTAAATGTTCCTAGATTTGGACTAATTTCATTTCCGTCCTCATCTAAGACAACAGGGGTAAATGATGCTTGATACTCATCAGGGCGACTTAGCGAGCCTATCTCAAAGGGCGCCTGGTCATCATTCTCAACGTACTCCATGATATTTAAGTCCAACTCAGTAGCAATTCCAACTTCAAGTCTAGCACCTTTACTTTCTTCCCACCCTGGTAGAAGAACTATAGTGTCAGCCTCGAGCATGTACTTAATTGCCTCACGCATGTACTCCTTGCGCTCGCGTGTAGTATCGCCATCAAAGAACTCTGCAGGATTACAAACCATGAAGTTTGCTCCACGGAATTCCTGCGTCACCTTATGGAACAGTGGATGATTAAATCCTTCAATGTCAGTCATTGGTCCACTGATATACATCTTATTTATCCCATGTGAGATCTCTTCAACAACATCTCCGCTGGCGTTTACAGTGATTCCTTCATCAAGAATCTCTGCGTCAATAATTTCTTCACTCATTAGTGTCTGTCTCCTCTTTTTGTTTTGACGTTTTTGTTCTGTCGTTTAGACCAAAAAGTGCTATATCAGCAGCTATGTCTAGTCCACTGATAAGATAGTTAGATATTCCGCGCTCCTGCGCAAAGGCAGAGTACTCGGATATCTCTCTAGATATCTTACCACGAAGCTCAGATTCAATTTCTATCTTAGCTTGAGAATACGTGGTCCAGTCTATCCCATATCTATAGTTTTGCTCGCTCATATTATCTCCCGTTATCTTGCGAACCGTGCTGCATTTTGCCAATCAACCTCGCCTGTTGGTACAGCACGTGGAAGAAGAAGTCGACCTACTATCTCAGCTCTAGAGCCAAGACCTACGATCTCATTACCTCGGTCGTTAATCTTACGCTGGAACGCAATCTGCGTCATTGCGCGCTCACCACGTTCCTCACTCCATAAGCGATAAACTGCGTATAGAGACTTAATAGGTAGACGTGCGCCTTCAGACTCCTTGGTTTCTTCATTTAAGAAGATTCCAATTCTGTCTTCGTTCTTACGATAGATCTCGGCAGACTCCGAGACTGCTGTGCACCAGCCAAGAGAATCTCTTGCGCTTGAGCCAAGCAACTTAATCGCGCCTTCAACTGCCCAGGATAAAACAGCAGGCAGTGCTCCTTCAGGGTCAAAGATATAAGCCTTAAGATCTGGGTCTGGAGATTCTGGAACCTTAAGCCAAGGGATAGGACGCAGACGACGCCACATCGCATCGTCGTTAATGATAGGACGGTGATTAGTTGTAACCCAAAGCTTAGCTTGCGATTGGAATGAGAACGGTTTCTCACCAGGTGAACGCGCTGAGATTTCAGATGAACCTGTAAGTTTCTTTACAGCGTTTTCCTTCATGCGCTCAGACTCTGGAAGCTCATCAACCCATACCATACGACGTCCACGTAGTTCAGCCCAGTGATAAAGATCTGACCCGTGAGCTTGCCCATCACCTTGTGCAAGAATCGACGAGTCCAGTGGCCAAGCATACTGTGCAGTGCCTAAGCACTTTACAATAGCTTCAACAAATGTATTCTTACCAGAACCAGCAGGTCCATAGACTAAGAACATAACATCGTGTGTGCGTAGACCAGTTAGCGAGTAACCAGCTGCGCGCTGTAGCCACTCTTGTAGTTCCTTATCTCCTCCAGTTGCAAAATCAACAAACTGTTCCCAGCGCACGTTGCGCATTCCCTGCGTGTATGCAACAGGCGCACGACGGGTGATATGAAGGTCTGGACGGCCTTTTAAGAGCTCACCAGTGCGTAGGTCAATAACTCCATTGGCAACACCAAGTAAGTGTGCGTCACTGTCCCACGTCTCAACTCCAACAACAACACGTGGATCGGAAGTAGCAGATTCAATTGAACCAGCAAGACGTGAATTGGACTTTGCCTGATTTGCCCACTTGATTACCTCGCCTTGCTTATCTGGGTCGTCGTAGTTAACAACCTCAGATGCAATAACTGGTGCAAGCTTTTTTGCAAGCTCACGCATTTCAAGTTCCTCAACGTCAGGCTTCCAATATGTACCGTCCCAGTGAAACCAACCAAGACCAGGCGTGTATCGAACTGCAGGACCAAATGCATCTACAAGACGACGGCCATTACCAACATCAGTAAGCGTGCGCTTGCCAGGAGTTCCTCCCTCGTCCTCGCCAATCGCGTCAGGGTCATGCGGCACATCGATGTTTGAAAGATTAGCAGCCTGCGCAAAAGAATCGCCATCATTTAATGACTGCGCGATAGTTCCAGCGATAGTTCCAGGAAGATGATTATTTTCATATGCGGTAATCTGAGAATCTGCGCTTGCAGTTTGCTTTGTCTTTGGAGCATTGCCTGCAGCAACAGAACGAGTTTCCTCTTGAGATTTTTGTGCCCATTCCTGTAGTCCAGGC